ACATCATCGAGGCAATTCCGGTATTCATGGACTTGGACGCAAAGCCTTCGAGAAGGCATACGTCACCGAGGAGTATTTGTTGGAACTCACCCTTGGAAAAATTGCATGACCCTGACTGATCGATTAAGATTGACCCGAATCGGTCAGTTAATTCCTTTCTCTGACGCTGGATAAACGTAACCAGCACCTAAAAAGGAACTTGATGAGCAGACGGTTTACCGATCCTGAATTTGAGGAAATATGCGTAAATTTTTGGCACTATGCCAAAGCGCATAAGTATGGCGGTCCCCGTCTCCCACCCGGCTTTGCTAAGGTGCTCAATGAAGGATCAGCCACTCATGAGGTCGACTATCCGCTAAACAAGTATTTTCCAGCATTTACTTTGGTGATTGACAGCTTTGATCCGGTGGAGCAAATTGCTTTTTATGCGGTCTACATTTCGGCTGGATACAGGAATGGACGCAAGATCCCGATTAAGGTCCTTGCAAGCGAGGTAGGAATCAACCGGGCAAACTTTTACAAGAAGGCAGACTCAGTAGCTCAAAAGGCATGGAAACAAGCCAAAAACATTACAATGCTGCACTCAAAACTTTACAAAACGGATCAAAAACTTTACAAAGCTGAAGACGTGGAAGCAGATTAGGGTGGGGGGCGTAGATTTGGCGATTTTTAACCGTAGAGCAGAAGGCAGAAAAACTCTCTACTTCTCGCATCCTCTAATGTCTGCCTAACCACCCCCCGCAGATATTGTATTAAACTAAGTGTATCCCGAACAGGGAGACAAAAAAGGAAGATACATTTTGGGCAATAAATCGTATATTTTGAATACGCTGAGAGGAGTAGTCAGCTAATGGCACGTCCTTCAAAGCTCACTGACAAACAGTGGGACGAAATCAAAAGCCGAATGCTCAAGGGCGAGAAGGCTGCGGATCTATCCCGAGAATACGGGGTAAGTAAGACTTCGATAAGCGAACGACTTTCAAAGCGTGTGGAAACCATGAAAGCCGTTTCAAATCAATTAGTTACGGCTGAGCAAAATTTAAAAGCCCTTCCAGTTTCCGAACAAGTTACCGTACTAAATTTCGTAGATGACCTAAAGGCAATCAGTCTTAATCTTGCCAGTGCAGGTAAGTTCGGAGCAATTAATGCCAATCGATTATCAGGACTGGCTAATGCTCAACTCAATACCGTCAATGAGGAATCGCTGACCACTGGAGAGGGAATGATCGCTCTCAAGCTAGTGGGCGCATTGCAAGACCTAGCCAATGAAGCCAGCAAAGTTCCCTTGGGATTGCTTAATGCAAACAAGGAGCAAGTGCTCAAGCTTAATAACCCGCAGCATTCAGATCTGCAGGGCATGACAGACGAGGAACTCTTTGCTATCGCAAGCCGAGGCAGCTAGGGAGTTGCTGATTAGGCGTAAAGCCCGATCAGACATCCTTCAGTATGCCAATGCCATAGAAGTGCCGGGTCGACCTATGACGGACGATCCCGATACAGAATTCTTTGAGCCTATCGAAACCACAATGGCTCATCATCACAGGCTACTCTTATCCAAGCTGGACGAGGTAGCCAATACAAAACATGGGCGCATGATGGTATTCATGCCCCCGGGCTCGGCTAAGTCGACCTACGCTTCCGTAGTATTCCCAAGCAAATACCTTGGGGCTGCTCCGAACCGTAAAGTCATCCTAGCCAGCTATGGTGACGATCTAGCCCGAAAACTAGGTAGACGCACCCGATCAATCATTAAGCAGCCTAGATACCGAGGGATCTTCGGAACTGGGCTGACAGTCGAGTCTTCGGCTGCTCAAGAGTTCTCACTGGACAACGGCAGCGAATACATGGCTTGCGGTATTCTCGGGGGCGTTACTGGTAATCGAGCTCATGGAATCATCATTGATGACCCTATCAAGGGACGTGAGCAAGCTAATTCGGACACAATCCGTAATAAAACCTATGACGCTTTCGAGGATGATCTAAAGACCCGTTTGATACCGGGAGGCTGGATTGTCCTCATTCAAACCCGTTGGCACGAGGATGACCTCGCTGGACGAATACTTCCTGAAGGCTGGAAAGGCGAGTCCGGCAGGATTCTTTGCAAGGACGGCAATTACTGGGAAGTGGTCTGTTTACCCGCTAAATGCGAAAACGAGGGCGATCCCCTTGGTAGACAGATCGGTGAATATCTTTGGACCGAATGGTTCGATCAGAAGCACTGGGCTCAATTTGAAAGTAATCCGAGGACGTGGGCAGCTCTCTATCAACAGAGACCTGCTCCACTAGACGGAGACTTGTTTAAACCCGATCAAATACAGATCGTGGACGCAATACCTGCTGGCGAAATTAAATGGTGCAGGGGCTGGGATTTAGCCAGCACTGTAGACGGTGACTATACGGCTGGAGGAAAACTTGGGCGATTATCGGATGGCAGGTTTGTTATTGCAGATATGGTTAGACTGCGTGTGGGTCCCGATCAGCGTGACGCAGCAATGGTTAATACGACTGCGCTTGATGGACGGGCGGTCAAAGTAAGTATTCCGCAAGATCCGGGACAGGCAGGTAAAACGCAAGTCTTATACCTAACCCGAGCATTGTCAGGATATACTGTCAAAAGCTCACCCGAGTCGGGCGACAAAATTACGAGAGCAGAGCCGTTTGCTGCTCAAGTTAATATCGGTAACGTATTAATGCTTCGAGGCGATTGGAATGCACCCTTGATAAACGAAATGCGAATATTCCCTAATGGATCACATGATGACCAAGTGGACTCGCTATCAAGAGCGTTTTCTGAAATAATGATTCCTCGTAAGAGTTTCTTTGGATAGGATTTTATGTTTAAGTGGCTAAAAGGAAAGACAGAGGTTCAACAAGAACCTGCCAAGCCCAAGGCTCGTAAAAGCCTATTCAGCACTCATGCGTTCGATATTCTCGATCCCGATGCTAAACGATTCAAATTGGCTGACTCTTTGGAAGCAATCAAAAAGACTCAGCCAGCGTTCTATGGCGAATACGCTATGGATGACTCCAGCAATGGAGTAGCTAATTTCAAAATGTACGCAAACGGTATGAACACCGTTTCCGATGCAGTAGTTGGCTGGTATGTTTCACAAGGTTTTATCGGTGCTCAGTTATGCGGTATTTTGGCGCAAAACTGGTTAGTGAATAAGGCTTGTGCTATGCCAGCCGATGACGCTATCCGCAAGGGCTATAACGTAGTTACCGTTGACGGTGACGAGCTAGATCCTGAAGCCGTTAAAATCATTAAAGCTTACGACAAAGCATTTAAGCTCAATTTCAATATGCGTGAATTCATCCGTAAGGGTCGAATTTTCGGCATTCGCATTGCAATGTTTAAAGTCATTTCGACTGATAAAGACTATTACGAGAAGCCTTTCAACATTGATGGCGTGACTCCAAATTCCTATAAAGGAATCGTACAAGTTGATCCGTACTGGACAGCTCCAATGCTAGACGGTGCTGCTGCCAGCCAGCCGGACACCCTGCACTTTTACGAACCGACTTGGTGGATCATCAACGGTAAGAAGGTTCACCGTAGCCACTTAATCATTTTCCGTCATGCTGAGCCTGTAGACGTACTCAAGCCTCAATACATTTATGGCGGTGTGCCACTGACTCAGCAGATCATGGAGCGAGTATATGCTGCAGAGCGTACCTCCAATGAAGCTCCTCAGTTGGCAATGTCCAAGCGGACAACTATTTGGCTAACCGACATGGAAGCCGTCATGAGCGACACCAACGCAGCAATCGGAAGATTGCAGCAATGGGCTGCGTATCGTGACAACTACGGAGTCAAGCTGGGCGATAAAGAGGGTGACGAATTCCAACAATTCGACACTTCCCTAGCCGACTTTGATTCCCTCATCATGACTCAATATCAGCTCGTGGCTGCTATTGCAGGTGTGCCAGCTACTAAGCTGCTCGGTACTTCTCCAAAAGGCTTTAATGCCACTGGCGAATACGAGGAAGCAAGCTATCACGAAATGCTGGAATCGATCCAATCAAACGATCTTACCCCATTCGCTGAACGTCATCATCAACTGGTTATCAAGTCTTTTGTAGAGCCACAGCTCAAGAAAAAGCTCGACCTCGAAACTACATTGAACTGGCTCCCACTCGATACACCAACTGCCGAGGAATTGGCTGCGACTAACCTTGCTAAGGCTCAGGCTGGACAAGTATTGATCGGCTCCGGTGCTATCAGCAGCGAAGATGAGCGTCAACGTGTGGCAACTGACAAGCAGTCCGGCTACAACGAAATCGGCATTCTTGAAGATCAAGACCCCGAAGGCGAAGAACTCGCTGAGGAAGATTTCGAGAAGGTGCAAGACGGTATTTGGACCCCATTACCAAAGAATGATGACCTCTCCTACAAGACAACTGACGGAGATTTTGAAGATCCCGAAGTCGGTGGTGAGCCTGTAGGCAAAACCCTTCAAGTAACTCAAGACAAGGCTGAATTCAAAGAAGAAGATCATCCTCGGGCAAAGAATGGACAGTTCGGTTCAGGCGGGGCTAGTGCAGCTCCTGAATCCAAAGAGTCTAAAAAAAAAGAAGTAAAAGGTGAATCTCATGGATCTGCTGAAAAGTCCTCTGAGTCTGCTCAAAAAGAGCTCCCTTTGGAGGAAAAGACAGGATCTAACCAAGCAAAAGCAAGCGGGTTCAAAAAAACCAAAGAGCTTCCTAACGGTGGATATGTCGACCAACATGGATTCGAGCATTCACCCGGACTCAATGACCATGAGCGAAGTATTGAAGACGGCTTTTACCAACAAATCCTAAACGATACCCCGAAGCTGATCGCTGACTACAAGTCAACATTCGGCAACACAATCGACCCGGACCTCGTTAAAAAGCTAGACCCTAACTTTGACAAAGACGCTTCACTGGCTGCAGCAGTTCATGAGCCTAGCTCACTGCTATCAAAAGAGATTTGGAAAAACGCTCTAAAAGAGAAGAAGGAAGCCGGAGACAAGTCTCCAGTCCTGTTTACTGCTGGCGGTAGTGGCTCAGGTAAGTCTGAGGCTATGAGCTTGGCTAAGGACATCCTAAACGCTCCTGAAGACTCATTGACCTTTGACTCAGTGCTTGGCAACTTTGACAAGTCAGTCGCTAAGATCAAAGAAGCTTTAGATGGACAAGACGGTCCAGTTGACATTGTTTACACCAACGCACCTTTGGAGTTGGCAGTTAAGCTCAATATGCAACGTGGTCGCACTGTTAAATTGGATACGCAACTCCATGCTCACTTCGCAGCTTCAGAGAATATCAAGAAACTGGCTGAGCATTACAAAAATGATCCTCGGGTCAATATCACAGTGGTCAACAATAGCGGAGACCCTCCTGATTTGGCTAAAGGCTCACTGGCTGACGTTCCTGACTACAGCGATGCAAAAGCCGTCAAAGAGAGATTGGTTACTTACGCTAAAAAGTTGGTAGCGAATAAGGAGCTAGTCGGTCATGACCGGAAGCCCCTTGCAAACGCTGAGGAAAAACTCAAGCTGCTGCTAGGTTAATCCTGCGATCCTCAAGAATCATTCGGACGTGCTCACGATCAAGTGAGTCTCCGATGACTGGAGATCCGCAGCGATAAACTGCTCCAGCTTTGGATTGAAGGAAACGGATTGCCATTTTGATTTCCTCCATCGAAGCTCCGAGGTCATATACCCCGCCAGCTCCGTAAAAGCTATAAACGTAATTGGCGAAAACTTTGAGTTCCTGATAAGACATTGCCATTTTGATTTCCTTAGTTGCTCATTGCGTTGTAGGCTGCTTGGTTTTCGTAACGGACGCAGCCTTCACCGTTATACATTGGACCCAACAAACCAGCGAACACTGGCTGACCGATCAGCTCGCTACGCAAGTAGCCACGATCTTCAAGACGATTGAATTCGTAACCACGAACTGCCATAGCCTCAATGCAGTCCGCTACGTTTGCGACTTCGATGTCAAAGCCACCCCAGCCGTTTTGATCTAATGCAACAATTTGGTATCTCATGATTTGATCCTTTCGTGTGATCGGTTTAATTAATTTTCTCTGTATTGCTCGATTGCGATTGCCATTGCTGCTTCGGCTGCTTCAAGACTGCCACTTGCAACCAAGACATTACGAGCTGCAGCGTCAATGCGTCCGAGATTCATAATGTTGAACTGAATGCAGTTGCCAATGCGATTGAAGATCTCGTTGACTTGGCGATCAATAACTCTGTTTGCGTTTCTCATGATTTTTCCTTTCGTGGGGATTAATAACAACCTGCAGCTTCAAGTTCCGCTATTGCTGCAAGAGCAGCAGCAGCTCTACGGACATGACCTTTTGCCATTGCAACGGCATAGATCACTCGTAACTCTAAAATTCCTCGGATCTCCAAGTATCCGTACCGGGCTAGTGCTTCCATGATTGACTCCTTTCGTGATGTCTGATCTCTACTACAGTTCTAGTATCATGCTAATTAAGCATAGTGTCAAGGGGTTTGTAAAATATTTTTGATGGTGTTGTTTTTGTCATACACCTAAAAATAAATGCAAAAAAGCCTTGACTCGATGCTAAATAGGTATATACTGAAGGTGTTGTCTTTGATTAATCACGAAAGGAAATCAAAATGAGAGTTCAAGAACGTTGCAGATTTGTCCCCGAGGGTTATGTTTTGTTGGCTCAAGACGAAGCTTTGGGTATCGAGGTTTTCGGAGATCCTGAGCGCAATGTCGCAAGGGGCTTCAGTGGTCGCAGAAATCGTGCTGACTTTGCCTACCGTTTCAACAATGCTGAGCGTATGAATGCTTACATTGCCGAATACGTTGCTGGCATTGCTGCTCAGCGTGATCGTGTTGCCCAGCGTAGAGCTGAGCGTGTTGCAGCTAACCGTAATGCTGTCGTGAATGTCGGTGACATTTTCCAAGCAATGTGGGGTTACGATCAGACAAATATTGACTACTTCCAAGTTGTTGCGGTTCGTGGTCAGATGATGGACGTTCGTGAGATCGGCTGCTTGAGCGAAGGTAACGGATTGCCTGACCAAGGCGTGTGCGTCCCAGCTCCTAACAATTTCAGGGGTGAAGCTAGAAGGGTTCGTATTCAAGCCAGTGGTGAAAGCGTGTTTTTCCGTTTTGCAAGCTACGCTAATGCTTACAGGATCAATCCTGTTGCAGTAGTGGCTGGGGTTCCGATTTACGAGCAAGCCAACTGGACAGCTTACGCATGATGACCAACAAACGAAACAGAGGGGGGATGGGATACGTCCCCTTGGCTGAGGAAATTATTCAGGCACGAGGGCATTTATCCCAATCCAAAGCAGCCAGTATGATCTATACTACTCAAGCACGTTGGAGTAATTACGAAACTGGCAAAAGTCGAATGCACCCGGCTCATTGGGAGCTATTCCTTAAAAAGAAAGGAGAGCAAGATGCCTAGCTTTGAAGAAGCAAAAAAGAAGTTTTTGGCTAAGATTGGTAACAAAACTTGGGCTCAGCTCGAAGACGAGCGAGAGGCTGAGAACGCTGCCAAGGCTAAAAAGCTTATGACTCCTGAGTATGTAGCTCAGTGGGGAAAAGCCAAAGAAGATGCCAAAGGCAACTAAGAAGGTAAACGGGATAGTCGGTAAAGCATTACGACCTAATGCAAGCATTGCTGCCGACTATGCCAAGCCAACAGTCGATTTGATCGGCTTGATGTCTCGTGACGTTGAGAGACAACTCAAAAAACTATTTAAAGAAAACAATTTCGGGTTTGCTGAGGATGCTTCAATCTCTAGTCAAGCCCGAATCCTATTGAACTGGCTGCTGCTCAAGTGGTCAAAACGCTTCAATGAGGTCGCTAAGCGATCAACGGAGCGCATGATAGAGCGCACTATCCGCAACTCAGCCGTAACGCTGGGGCTGTCATTAAAGGACGCTGCGGAGGATTTTAAGATCGACACTTCCTTCAGGAATGCTCAGATCAACGATGTAATCAAGGCAAGCACCCAAGAAGCTGCAAATCTTATCAAAGTAATTCCGCAAAAGTACCTAGCCGAAGTCCAAGGTCAGGTCATGCGAAGCATTACAACTGGAAAAGGAATGGAGGATCTTGTCCCCTTCCTGACAAAAAAATACAATGGCAATATTCGTCATGCGAGGAATGTTGCATTGGATCAGACTCGCAAGGCTTATCAATCGATCAATACTGCAAGACTTAAAACGCTTGGAGTTAAAAGCTTTATATGGATACACTCCGGTGGAGGTAAAGAGCCTCGGGTGAATCATATTAGAATGTCGGGTAATGAGTATTCATTCGACAATCCTCCCGTAATTGGGGTAATGTACGGGGAAGAAGTGCGGGGATTACCCGGTGATTTACCAAATTGCCGTTGTATATGCAAGCCAGTCATCAACTTTGATTTAGACGAATAAGGAACCAAAATGAAAGATCAACTAAACGCAGTAGAGTCAGCGAATATGAGCATTGCCTCAATCGCTGGCATGGGCGAATCTGCCCAAGCAGAAGGTGTTTACACTTTTAAATGCTTTGAATACGAAGGCGGTCCCCTGCTTTGGGAAGACACAATCGAAAACGTAGTTTGTACCCTAGGTAAAAACTTGATGCTGCAGACAGCTTTGACTGGCTCAGCTTATACCGTAACAGGTCCTTACATGGGCTTGATTAGCTCTATCGGCTATACAGCAGTTGCTGCTTCCGATACGATGGCTTCTCATAGTGGCTGGAATGAAGCTGGTTCAACCAATGCTCCTACTTTTGCAGCTCGTGTTGCTCCTGCATTCGGCACTGCTTCTGCTGGCGCAATCTCCACTTCAACACCAACTAGCTTCACAATGACTGGCGCAGGTACTTTGGTCGGTGCGTTTATTACTTACGGCACTGGCGCAGTTACTACATTGATGAGCACTGCAGGTACTTTGTTGTCTGCTGGCGCATTCACTGGCGGTAATCAGCCTGTTAATAGCGGTAACGTTGTTCAAGTTACTTACTCACTAAGCCTCTAAGGAATAAATCATGCCTAAATTTACTCAAGGTCAAGAAGTATCTCAAATCATTACAGCTCCTATTACTGGGACTGTTGAAAAGTTTGCTTTTGACGAAAACACTGGCGAAATCGTTTTTTTGGTAGCCTACAAAGACGCAGACGGTGAAGACCAAAAGCGTTATTTCAAAGAAACTGAAATCGCTGCCGTCTAATCATGACATTTTTATTAGTTAACCGGGTACGAGA